GGCTAAATATTTGCCCAACCGTGTTCGCCGCGGAAGACATCTCGTTTAAAGATCTGTCACCTGCGTAGGCTCCTCCTTCAACTTTGCCTGCACCTGCTTCATAAAATCCGGACTGCAACTTGTTTAGTGCATCTGTCCCTAAAGAATCGCCTGTGTCAAAAAACATAGTGTCCAACAGCCGCGAATCGGTAGTGGCCGAAGGAATGTCCGCGGAACTAGAAATCAGTCCCTCGGGCACATCACCTGGGAACTGAGGCACACAGTCTGAGTTGTTTGCCATAACCGCAGCGTTGTTCGCATCTACATCCGCCTGCGCCGCCTGTTCCGCCGTGGCGTACTCATTGCCAAACGCATCATAAGACTTTTCAGACGTAACATCAGACTGGTTGAGATTAGTCTCGCCGCTTGCGTTTGCCGCCGAGCCTACCAGAGTATCTACAGCCGCTCCGACGTTGCCACCGTTGGTCTGAATGGTGTCCAAGAGTCCGTCATACGAGGTGCCAACCACGTTGCCGTTGACGTCACGGCCAATGTCCGTGGACAGAGTAACACTGCCATCGCCTGAAGAAGGAAGTGTCACGGTATTCTCGCCGCTGATTAAATTATCAGCCGTAACCGTCTTCGCACCCCCGCCAAACCCGAGGCCCGCGTCCAAATTGCGTCCGACGAGATTAGTAATCCCTCCGGTGTAGCTAAAGTCGTTGTTGTCAAAAGCCGTCGCAGCAGATGCGTTGTTCGCCGCAGTTGTAGCCGCGTCCTTCGCATCTAGGTCCACGCCGCCGTACTGAGCAACCTGATCCGCAGTCGTAAGAGTATCAGCAATAGCCGAAGTCTTTTCCTGACTTTTCAGAACAGCCGCCATCGTCGCCGCACTAGGTGTGTAATTCTCGTCGTCATCCGAAACCGCGTTGTACGCATCAACCAGAGCCTGCTCGTTAGAAGACAATTGATTTGTGGCCGCTGGAGCCGTGTAAGTCGGTGCCGCTGTAGCATCAGACGCAAGGTCCGTGGTGTAAAGATTCCCGTTATACTCAAACGTGTCGTTGCCCGCTGCACGGTTCGCTGCAAACGTGTCACCAAAAGATGCTGCCGCGGCTACAGGGGCTGCAGCAGAGGCTGCAACAGAGTTGTAATCTGGGCCGCCGAAGTTTGCAACGGCGTCGGAATCCCGTGATCCGTGGCCAAGAATAGGATCTTGGCCCGCTGCAAGAAGCGCATTGTCCAGAGCTAACAGTTTAGCAAACTCCTTGTCGTTTCGCTCACTGCCCTTAATTCCAAGTTCGCTGTTACTGGTGTTGTTAAATGTCTCTAACTCCGCACGAGCATCCTCTACCGCCTTATCCGCTGCAGACTGGTTCGTACCAGAGGTGACACCACCACTGTTCGTGGAGAACACAACAGCATCATCCGCTTTGTTTAACACAGTACCCGTCTTTAACGTGGCACCCGTAGGAATAACCGTGGGCGTCGGAGCAGGGCTCGGGCTGTTGCTGTTGCTGTTGTTGTCAACTGTCGCCTCACCGCCCACAAACGTGTTCCCATCGTTGCGTGTCGTTGCGTTGTTAACAGACTGGGAGAAACTGTTTCCCCCGCCAAAAGTACTCGACCAAAAACCCATATCAAAACGCCTTCCGTAAATTATCTTTTATATAACGCATCTATACCACCAGGAGTGGAATACTGCTCAATAGCACCCGCACCAGGCATACCTCGACGACTCAAAGGACTCATCTTACTACTCGCTCCAAACCCTCGGGGAACAGCAACATTGCCCAAAGGTGTCGCAGACCCAGGTCCCTGATCCTCGAACAACGCAGCCAAACCCTTCGCAATCGCAGCCTGACCAGCCTTGTCCTCCGCCTGCGGTACTAGGGCCGTGGACCCAGAAGCATTTGGAGTAGACTGAACCTCTTTGCCGTTCAATAACTCCGTCGCGTACTTCTTCGCACCGTCAGAAATAGTTCCCTTCGCAACATTACCAGAACCACCGTTGTAAGCCATCAACGCCGTCGCAACATCACCGTCATAATTCTCAATCAACGCACCCAAATACTCAGCGCCAAAACGCAAGTTATCAACAGGGTCATTCCTATCCTGTATCGGAGTAACACCATAGCCTGGCTTCATACCCGTCTCAGCCATGATCTGAGTTAAACCAATCTCGCCGTCCTTGCCTCGAGCCTTCGGGTCAAAACCACTCTCGCGCTGAACCAAACTCACAAATAACTCAGGATCAACGCCATAACGCTTCGCCATATCCGAAGCCACCTGACGATAACGATTACTATCCGACATAACCTACTCCATCGATTACACTTGTGTACTACGCAGCTGCTGAAGTAATTTAGCCATTACATTTGGGTTGTAGTTATACCCTTGCTGTGACGGAGGTGAACTGTACATCGGCAACAGAGGTTGAAAACCACCCTGCAACAAACCTTCCGAAGCAGAAATAGGCGAAATTGATTGAAGAGGCTGCTGTTGGACAGGTTCTAACGGTTCAAAGACCTCGGGTCTTTTTGAAGGAGCCAACGGCATAGAAGGCGGATTCGGCATAGAAGGAGCCAACGGCATAGAAGGAGCCAACGGCATAGAAGGAGCCAACGGCATTGAAGGCGGATTCGGCAAAGAAGGAGCCAACGGCAAAGAAGGCGGGATGGAATAAATACCGGGGTCAGCTGTATCGGGGTCAGCTGTAGCGGGGTCAGCTGTAGCGACCTCATCCATCTCCCGTTTGTCTGGAACCTGATCCGTTCTGTACGCATCCATGTATTCACTGTCACTTAAAACAGAATACTGAGGCGGTTTACCACCACTTTTTAAATACTCCTGCATAAAACCAGGCTTCTGAACACCCTGGCGTACTAACTGTAACACTCGCGCAGAACTCAAATTGTTCGGGTTCTCCGTAATACCTACCACCTGATTAAGAAGTTTTTTTCCAAAATCTAATGGTGTTAGTGGCGGGCGTTTCTCTTGTGGGGTCATAATATCAATCTCCGAGGTGCACTTTGGGACACGCTACTACATTCCCAAATGAAAATAAAGTGGGCATAAATTCTACAGGGCATGATGCTTTTGGCTCGGATCTCGGTCCTTGGTAATAACTTGTGTGCTACATGCAAGTGGAATGGAATTAGGGCGGAGTGATTTTACAAAACCAATATTATAGGACAGAAGGAGTGCTGCGCACCCGCTATATATAGGGGGTGCCCCCTGCGGGCGGGCGCGATATCGAGCAGGATCGGGGCCAGTTACCCCTACCGCGGGCGGTAGGGCGGGCTGCGGCGGGCTGTCGACCATGGGAAAAGGTCCGGATATCGTGAAAATAAATGCATTAACTTGTAATTAATTGCGTTTAGTATGTTGACAATCAACAGCGGATGGCCTACATCTTAGATGTAGCAAGTTGCTACACTCAATCAAACAAGGATAAGATCATGGACATTCAAACACAACTCTCAATCGTCGACGCAAAGATCAAGAAACTTCAAGCGCAACAGAAAATGCTAAGAGCAGAGGCCATCGAAGGCGGGTTCGCTTACTACGTCGAGACGATCCGCAACACCGCGCCGTCGCTCACATGGTGGAAAGAGCAGCACCCAAAGACTTGGATGCGTTATGCGAAAGAGGGCAAGGTCAAGCACTTCACTTGGAAGTAAGATCATAGCGGTGACCAGCCTCGCAAGAGGCTGGCATCCGCTGCGATCCTGCAGCATTCAACTAAGGAAAACACTATGACAACCGAAACAAAAACCCAGCAGACCACAGGCAACCGCCTCAAGTTCAAACTTGAAAGCATGTTGATGCTGGTGATGGCCGATCGCACCAAAGAGGCTGGTGCATTATACGACCAGCTGATTGAAGAGTTCGACAAGCTTGCATAAATAACTTGTGTCCCGCGTGAATGTGGGGCACAATCTAATCACTCAATCAACCAAAGGAATACACAATGCCACGTACTACATTCGGAAAGACACGCACCCAAGACACGCCATACGCAACGTATGCCAACAGCCAAGGCTGGGTGTGGAAGGTTCTCAAGACATACAAGCACTCAGCTGCAGAGATGAAAGACCCGCATGCCCGCTGGTTCGTCGCTGCCACATCGCCCATGATGCACGAGGGATCGTACGAGATGGGCGACACCTATGCCCGCGAGATCAAACAGCTGGGCCAGCTGGTCGATGCTGATCCAGAGTGGCGCGATGAATATGCTGTATAACCTAGTACTAGGTTTCTGCGCAGGGCTGGCGGTTTCGCTAGTCCTGTTCGGGCCCTTCCTCATGGGCTGGGCGTAACACAACCACCGCCCAGGCGCTCCGATATATATCGTCTCCGCGCCTGGGCTACCCGCAGCGCGGCCAAGGCAGCAGACCCGCAGAGCGGCAAGGACGCAGAGCAGTCGCTCCGCTCCTAAAATTTTGTCAAGTCGCAGGGTTTTATTTAATTAATTTCATTTAATACGTTGACTGCATGCGTGTTAATTGATACTCTAAACCTACGCCAATCATGGCGCTCAACAAAGGATACGAACCATGAAAACATCATTCACCAATGTTCGCGAGATCGAGATGAACATCGACCTAGGCCTCCAAGAAATGGACGACTTGATTGAAGTACTCCAAGCGAAGGCAGACGACGGCGACAACTACCGCGCCAATCGACTGCTCAAGTCTCTCAAGTCAGTGCGATCCGAAAGCATCCGCCAAATTCAGGTAAGCCTAGAACAACACGCATAAAACAAGGGCCCTTCGGGGCCCTTTACTTTTGCCCGCTGCTCTCGAGCCAAGCACCACGGCCCGCCTTGGCATTCAATAAAAGGCAGAGACAGGGCCGCAGGGCCGCAGGGCCGCAGGGCCGCAGGGATTACAAGAAATAAAACTTGCATACTTTCTGCGTTCTGCTATTCTATAAACTCACTCAATTAAGGAATCGAAACCATGAAATCTGGAATCATATACAATGGGCCGAGCCTCTTGGATGGTAAACCAATCGTCGTTATCGCGACGTTCTCAAACCGCAACACAAAGACGGGCGCAGTCGTGCAAACGTATATCTTGCGCAGCGATATTAACCCGCTCGAGGCAAGCAAAACGGGCGAGGACTTCTCAATCTGCGGCGACTGCACCATGCGCGGCGAAGTAAACGACGACCCCAAGCGCAAGCAAGCCAAGGGTCGCCGCTGTTACGTTAACCTAGGCCAAGGCGTCTTGATCGTTTTCAAGTCATTCTTGCGCGGCGTGTATCAAGTCGCGGATCCGCGCGACATCGGGCGCGGGCGATTCATTCGCGTCGGAACGTACGGGGATCCCGCAGCAGTGCCTGCCCGTATTTGGGACGAGTTGCTAGCAGAGGCGGACACCTTCACGGCGTACTCACATCAAAGCGGATGGCGTCCCGACATCGCGATGCAAAGCGCGGACAATCGCGCCCAAGCTATCGCACACTGGAAAGCAGGGCGTCGCACCTTCCGCGTCATTCCCGATTTGGGCGAGCTAGACAAGGCAAACGAGGCCCTATGTCCCGCATCAAAAGAAGCAGGTCGCCGCGTACAATGCACAGCATGCAAGCTTTGCAAAGGATCGAGCCTAGGTAAATCAATCGCGATAGTGGAGCACTAAACAATAGGACCAAGGGCCAAGGCTCTTGGTCCTTCTGCTGTCATCGGGGGAAACTCCCCCAAAATACAGGGCCGCAGAGACGCAGGGCCGCAGAGCTAAGACGCAGGGCGCAGAGACGCAGAGTATATAGACTCTAAACGGGGCCGCAGGGCGCAGAACAAGGCCGCAGGGTCCTCAAACCGTGCATGAGCAGTGCCCGAGATGCCAGAACCAAGGCACGAGGCACTCAAACCACCGTCAAACAAAAGTAGATCACGCTCCACGGACCTCTTTACCAAGATGAAATTTGCCCCACCTCTAGCCCAATACGCAGTGTTCCACGCAACCTGATGAGGAGAGAGGTTCACTTTGTTAGACTTGGCTATTTTTAATTCGAGCCAAAAACTTAATCCATCCCACACCATATGCACGTCAGGAACACCACCACCATGCTTGTTTTCAATCCTTGTCGCGAAGCACTTCTTCGGCAGGTTCGACCTCAATGTGTTCCAAAAGTTCGCCTCTGGTCCCTTGCTCATCTGGGGTGATATCCTTTGCTTTGCCTTCGATCATAAACGCCTGTGGGTAGGACTTCTGAAGCATCGCCAGACGAGATGTGATCTCATCGCGTGACAGTTGATCTATGGTGTTGATCGTCTCCCGCCTATCGATTGTCAGACCACCCAAGGCAGAGCGTATCTTCTCCGCGTTGATGGCGGCAGAAAACTGGCCAGCCTCTTCGGCACCCAGAGATAGTTTGTGCAGACGCTCAAGTTGACCGATAGTTGATACTGAATACCTACGCTCACGCTCCTCACGCAGTTCAGTGATGTACTCCAGAACATGTGGGTACTCTCTTCCATTCAAAAGCTTGGACGCAAAGACGTTCGCACTTTCCGAAGCGAACCCCGCCTTCCGCGCACACTCCGCGTTGTTGTATATGCCCTCGACAATGAACCTCGCAAACGTCCGCTGTCTGTTGGTCAGGGTGCGCC